CGCACGGCAGCGAACCGCGGCCGGTGTCGCGTCGTCGAACACGCAAAAAGGCAGCTGAGTGAGTAACTACACGACAACCGCGCTGGTCAAAGCGTCGTTAGGTATCCCAGCGGCTACCACGTCGGAGGACACCGCAATCGCGGCTGCGATCGCTGCTGCCGAGGCGCTGATCGACAACTACACAGGTCGCACATTTACTGCGGCCGAGTCGACACGCACCTACATGCCGCGCACGGCATCCATTCTTGATGTGGACGACATCGCTACGACCTCCGGTTTAGTCATCAAAACTGACGAGGATCAAGACGGCACGTTTGAAACCACGCTCACGGTGACGACTGATTATGTGATCCAAAAGAATGATGCACCGTTCAGGATTGTCACAAACGTAAACCGTGGCTGGCCGCTGTCCCTCTACGGTCGTAACACGGTAGAGATCACCGCCACGTTCGGGTACGCCACCACGGTGCCTGACAACATCAAACAGGCCGCGCTACTCATGGCGTCACGTTTGTTTCAACGCAAAGCGTCACCGCTTGGGTTTCAGGCTGGCGCTATCTCCGAGTTCGGGCCGGTGCGTATCTCGCGGACTGATCCTGACGTGGCCGCGTTGCTGCAAGGCACCAAACTGTTTGGCGTCGGCTAATGGCCGACTACGGCACGATCAAAACGGGTTTAGCGGACGCGCTGCGCGCCTCCAGCAACCTCACCGTGGTGTACGAACAAGTACCCGACGTGTACACCACACCATGCGCGGTGCTGGTTCCAGGTGACAACCCGGCGACATATCACGGCGCGATGGCCGGTCAAGGTTTCACCGTGTTTGAATTCAAAGTGCAAATCATGCAACAACGGTTCGACCTCGACGCGGCAGCTGACGCGCTCGACGTGTTTATCCACGGCCCCGACAGCGTCGACGCGCTGATCCGAGCCGATCGCACGCTCGGCGGTATCGCAGCCGACACGATCACCGACCGTTGTGCAAACATTGGGCAGGTACTCGCCGGCGATGACGTGTTCCTCGGCGCCGAGTTCGACGTGAGAGTGATGGTGCAACCATGAAATACAAAGTGACAAGCGACAAACTGCGTTGGCCTACCGGAACAATCGTCAATGCTGACGATATGGCAGGTAGTAACATCGGAGTGTTGATCAACGCCGGCCACCTGGTCGAAGTTGGCAGCGAACCGGAACCGGAACCACAAGAAGAAACCCTCGAGGAGTTGTAAAAATGGCTCAGATCGTGCTCACCGACGTTTCGGTGACCATCAACTCGGTTGATTTGTCAGACCACGTCACGTCGGTCACGATCAACCATGACGCCGACGCGGTCGAAATCACCGCCATGTCGGACACCGCACACAAGTTCACCGGCGGCCTGGAGAACATCTCCGTGACAGTCGAACTGCAAAACGATTATGCCGCGTCGAGTGTCGATGCGACGCTGTCACCGTTGGTCGGCTCAACGACCACGGTGCTGATCGTGCCTACCAGCGCCACAGTCGCCGCCACCAATCCCAGTTTCACGGTCTCAGACACCCTGTGCGTGTCCTATCAGCCCGTGTCGGGCGGCGTTGGCGAGTTGGGTACCGCCAGCGTCGAGTTCCAGGGCGGCACCCTCGTGCGAGCGGAGAGCTGATCACGCATGTTTGGTTTCAAGGTGACCGTCACCAAGCGTGACGGTACGGAGGGCACCTACGACCTCGACCTCGACTCGCTATGCGAGTTTGAGGAAATCGCAAAGGTCGGTGTGCCAGTCGCATTTTCAGAACAAAACCTCAAATTGCAGCACCTGGCGTTGCTCGGTTGGATCGCAGAAAAGAACGCCGGCAACACGGTGAAGCCGGTGAACACATGGCGTAAGGACGTTGTCAAGGTCGACATTGACCAAAGCGACCACCCTACGTCCGCGGTGGAATAGCAGCCCAGATCGCCTCGCTAGCGATCGCTACAGGCATTTCACCGCGCGAACTTCTCAACACACCGCCAGTCGTCATCACGGCGATGCTGCGACAACTCAAAGAACAGGCCAAGCAGCATGAGCGGAGTGTTCGGGTTCCGTCTAGAAAATAGGCAGGGCAAACAGCAGATCGAAGGTCTGCGCGAACTGCAACGTGCGTTACGCAAGTTAGGTGATGACACCAAAACCGCGATGAAACCAACGCACCAAGAAGCAGCCGACATTGTCGCTGAAGCTGCGCGAGGTAAAACACCGGTGCGTACCGGCAGGCTGCGTCGATCCGTCAAAGGCTCGGCGGTCATGTCTGGCGGTCGTGTCCGCATCGGCTACGGAGGTGGCGCACCATCGTTGTACGCCGGCCCGATCCATTTCGGTTGGCCTGCACGTCGTATACGTCCGCAACCGTTCGTGTATGACGCGCTCGACCCGAAACGGCCTGACGTGCTGAGACTGTACGAACGTCGTATCGACGAACTGACAAAGAAGTACGATCTGAGGTAGTCATGGCTAAGTCGATCAGTATTCCAATTACCGGCAACGCGGCACCGCTGCGTAAAACGCTGGACAACACGTCGCAGTCAATGTCGAAGTTCGGCTCAAGTGTCAGCAAGTCGTTTGCGAAGATTGGCAAAGCCGCGGCGATCGGAGGCGCCGCGGCAGCCGCGGGTGCCCTAGCACTAGGCAAAGCGGCGTTCAGCGCGGCAGAGGCGGCCTCAACGTCCAATGCGCGCATTGAACAGGTCGCAACGTCTATGGGTTTGTTCGGTGACCAGGTCGGCGCGGTATCTGACCGGCTGATCGACCTTGCGAACGAACAGGCACGCCTAACTGGTGTCAATCAGAACACCATCAAAGAATCACAAGCATTGCTGTTGACGTTTAGCAACATCGCTGAATCAGCCGACGAGGTCGGCGGCGCGTTCGACCGGGCAACACAACTCACATTGGACATGGCCGCAGCCGGGTTCGGTTCCGCGACAGATAACGCAAAGCAACTCGGTAAAGCACTCAACGACCCGATCAAAGGCATCAGCGCGTTAGCACGTTCAGGTGTGACGTTCACCGAACAACAAAAAGAGTTGATCGAATCGCTGGTCGAAACCGGCGACCTACTCGGCGCACAAGATTTGATCTTGACCGAGATTGAGAACCAGGTCGGTGGCACCGCGCTAGCAACCGCAAACGCTAGCGATCGCATCAAAGTGGCGTTTTCGCAGATCACAGAACAACTCGGCATGGCGTTGCTACCCGTGTTTGAGAAACTGACCGGGTTCGTGTTGGACACTGTGGTGCCAGGAATACAAAAACTGGTTGACGTGTTCGAGGAAGACGGTTTGCTCGGCGTTTTGAAACTGGTTGGCGGCTGGATCGTTGACGGTGCCACACTCGCAATCGAAAAACTGTGGGAATGGGCAAAGGCCGTCGGTTCATGGATCATTGACACCGGCCTGCCGTACCTCGTTGAAGAAGCAGCCGAATGGGGCGCTGCCCTGTGGGAATGGGTGCAAACCGACGGCTGGGACGCAATCAAAAAATTGGCTGAATGGCTCGGCGCTGTCGGAACGTGGTTTATCGACACCGCGCTGCCATACCTGACCAAAAAGGCTGGCGAGTGGGCAGCTGCCCTGTGGGGCTGGATACAAACCGACGGCTGGGACGCAATCAAAAAACTGGCTGAATGGCTCGGTTCGGTCGGTTCATGGTTTGTCAACACGGCGCTGCCGTATCTCACAACTAAAGCGCAACAATTGACCGTGACGCTGTCCGAGTGGATCAACACCGACGGCACCGACGCCACCAAAGCACTAGCCGAGTGGATGAACAGCGTCGCGGACTATATCCGTGACGACCTCGGCCCAGCGTTCAGCGACGCAATGGCCGGGCTAGTCGACTCGTTGTGGGCGTGGATCAACGGCACCGAAGCAACCGAAGCAACCGACGAGGCCGCCGAGGATCTGTCAAACAATTTTGCGAAAGCGTTTGTCACCGAACTGGCACCAGCCCTGTTACGTGTCAACTACGAGATATATCAGGCAATCGTGGACGGCATGGCCGGTGCGGTAAAACAGGCCGGCAAAAACGCTGCGTCAGATTTTGTGAGCGGTTTCGGCACAGGTGATTTCGGAAACATTCTTGACAATCTGCCACGCCTTGCGGTCGGTGGTGCAGACCTAACACCCGGTTTCGACATTCCGTTCATACCTGGTATGGCTCGCGGCGGCCCCGTCAAAGGCAACACACCGTACATTGTCGGTGAAAAAGGGCCGGAACTATTTATGCCGCACACCGCAGGCAACATTGTGCCAAACCACCGGCTAGCCGGCGGCGGCGTCAACGTGACGGTGAACATGCCGGCCGGGTCTAACGGTGAAGATGTGGTGCGCGCTATCCGTTCGTATGCGCGTCGTGCAGGTAATTTGCCGATACCTGTCACCAACCAGGTGCGGTCGTGACAATCAGCACTACCTATCGGGTGCGTATCGGAACGGTGCCTGACCCGTCCGATGTAGGGCCGACTGATTTCACGTCACGCACAATGGGTTTCCGTAGTCAACTTTCCGCACCAGTCGGCCGGTTCGGTCGCGGTGAACTGGTGCTCGACCTTGACAACACCGACGGTGCGCTCACACCCGGGTCGGATGGCACCTACTCGTCGGTGGACTGGCTGTCTCAAGGTGTGTTCATTGACGCCA